CTCAAGCGACTCAGCATTTAACCAAGACACTTTCACAGCTAAGCCCGGCGCAATCATACCGGTTCAAATGGTAATGGGTCAGTGGCCTATACAAGCCTTTCCTGCCGGTGGTGATATAAACTTTTCGTCATTAGTCATTAGTGATTTAAGACAACAGATAAATCAAATGATGTTTGCCTTTCCTCTTGGCCCTATCAATGCACCTGACCGCACAGCGACAGAAGCACAGATTAGATACAAAGAAAACTTAGAGGGCTTTGCAGCTATGGTGCCTAGACTTCAAAACGAATTCTTTGCACCAGTCATTGAGCGTTGCTTGTGGATTATAAATAAATTGCAGCCGGAAACTTTTGCAAACATAGACCCTGCTATTAGAGATAAAATGTTATCACTTGATGGTGAGCTGTTAGGCATGAGCTATGAAACCCCATTGATGACAGCTAAAGGACAAATCAAAACCGATAACTTACTTGGATTCTATCAAGCGTTAGCGTCAATGATTGGGCCAGAAGGTGCAACCGCATCACTAAGAGCACCTGAGTTAGTGCAGGCACTTGCAAGAAACCAAGACGTTGAGATGTCAAACGTTAAAACTAAAGAAGAGCTAGAAGCAATGATGGCAGCAACAGGCCAAGCAGCACAGCAAGAAGCAGAGAACCAAGGGTTGACAGATGAATAATAACTACGAAACACAATGGAACAATAAATTTAATGAGCTGTGCCACGAGGTTTTTTATAAAAACAAAACAGGTGCGCAGCTATTAAAGCAGCTAGAAGATAAATATTTTAGAAGCCCCGTTGCTTTTCCAGACAAAGAACCAGCGTGGGCTTTTTTCAATGAAGGCAAGAACGATTTAATAAGATCTTTTTCTGCTGCCATTCAAACGCACATGAACAAAGCACAGCAAACATCATCTATTAAAACAATGAAGAGGGCTAAATAATGCATGAAGAATCAAGCGGTGAAGTAGCACCAGCAGAAGCGGCACCAGTAGAGGCAACAAGTGACGCACCAGTACAGCAAGCACCCATTGCAGAAGCTGCGCCAGTTGAAAGCCAACAACCACAAGCAGAAGCCGAAGCAGCACCAGCAGAAGAGGCCGCACCGGTAGAAGATGAAACGCCTGAATGGTTTATGAAGGATAAATTTAAAACGGTAGAGGATCAAGCCAAGTCTTATTCAGAACTTCAAAAGAAAATGGGTAAGTTTTGGGGTAGCCCTGACGATAAATATAGTACCGAGGGACTAGAGAACGTCGAAGCTAACGACCCATTGATTGAAAGTTTAATGCCGGCTCTTAAAGATATTGGTTTATCTCAAGAAGGATTCAAGCATTTAGCAGAGGGATACAAAGAAGCTAACATGCAGATGGTGCAAAAGTTAGAGGCTGAATTAAAAAAAGAACTCACAGTCAACGACGCGCACACATACCAAGCAGTTAATAAATGGATGGGTGACAATTTAACACCGGAAGAAGTAAGCACGGTTCAAAATAATTGGTTGCTAACACCAACAGACTTTAAGTTGTTTAATCAAATGCGACTAATGGCAGCACCGTCAACCAGTGTGCCAAGCTCAGCATCAGGCGACGCAATTAAATTTGAATCTTCAACCGAAGTTGAGAACGATAAAATAAAATATCGAACAGAAGTTAAACAAAAAATAAGAGTTGCAGATAAGAATCACGAAAATGATTTAGCTGCAAGATTCAGAGATGCAAGAACTAGAGAGCTTCGAGGACGTTAGTTTGATTCTTATCTAATAATTAACTATAATTAACAAAGATTATACAGGCCCTTGCACACCGGATACCCGCAACTAGCGGCCTGGTCTATGACTTGGACACCCTGAAAAACAAATCTAAATTCATTTACTTTATTTATTTTAATTTTTTGGGGTACAAATCATGTCATTACAATTAGCTAATATTGAGATAGAACAATTTTTAAGCGACGCACATTCTGAATTCCAATCAGAAGGTTTCCTATTAGAAAATGCTGTTAGAACTAAGACAGGTACTAAAGGTTCTATAGTTCATTTCCCTGTTTTCGGTCAAGGTATGGCGACTCAGAAAGCACCGCAAGATGATGTTACACCTATGAATGTTTCTAATAGAGATGTTCCAGTAACTATCGAAGATTGGTATGCATCAGAATATGCCGACCGTTCATTCAAAAACAAACTTGCTGTTAATGCAGTCGAAGAATATACAAAGGTTGCTTCATGGGCTATTGCTAGACGTGCTGACCAAATCATTGTTGATGCTATTCAAGCTGCAACTTATGCTACATCACCTACAAGCTTACAAGGCGCACAAATCGCTGCCGGTGGTACTGGTTTTACTTTTGCTAAACTGTTAGAGGGTCATGCTTTCTTACGCAAGCGCAGTGCTAACATGGGCAAGAAGTCAGTTATTATTAATTCAGCAGCAGAAGCAGATCTATTAGCAGCTACAGAGCTAACAAATTCTGACTTTGTTAACCGTAAAGCTTTAGAATCTGACGGCTTAAACGGCATGACTGTTTTAGGTTTAGACTTTATCGTTATACCTGACATGAACGAGGGCGGATTAACAGCGACTAAAGCTTTCATGGTAAATGAAATGGCAGTCGGTTATGCATCAAGCGAACGTTTAGGCGGCGATATCTCTTGGGAAAATGTCAAGACTTCTTACTTAATAAACATGTGGCTTGAAGCTGGCGCAGCAGTTGTTGACGCTAAGGGTCTTGTTGAAATTAACTTTGTATAACCTAAACTGATTAAGGAATTTAGAAATGACTTTTAATATAAACTATCTAGGCCGTGTATCATCATCAGCCAACATCCAAGCTTTGAAAGTTTGGTCTTACAATGCTACTGCTGCCGGTGCTAACGAAGCTATCGCAACAGTTGTTGCAAGTGGTTACTTTAACAATGCACAGCAAAGCTTAGCCGCTAATACATTATCAGGCTTACTTGCAGTTGGTGACGTGATTCACGTACACGGTAATGATTCAAATGGTATGTACGTTGTCACTTCCATTACTACTGCTGTTACTGTTTCAACTTATGCAGCTATCGGCTCAATCAGTAGCGCACAAGTTAACCCTAACTTAATTCAATATGCATCAGTTGCTATTACTGCCGCTCAGTTCAACGGTATGTATGCTGCTCCTAAATTATTAGTTGCTGCTGGTGGTGCTAACACACTGTTAGTTCTTGATAGAGTTCAGTTGTTACTTACATACGGTGCTGCTGCTTATGCTGCCGGTGGTGTTGCTGCTGTTCAGTATGATTCAACTGTTAATGGTGCAGGTATTATTGCATCTACAACCATGGCCGCTTCATTATTTCAAGGAACAGTTAGCGAAACTTTTAATATGAATGCCGGAGTAGTTGACCAGCCATTCTCTACATCGGTCAACAAGGGATTATATTTATCGAATGTGACCCAAGCTTTCACCACGGGCGATTCAGACCTAGTTGCTCATATTTGGTACAAAAAGATTCCAAGCGTGTAGTATTGTTTAATCCTAGACCTTTAGGGGTCTAGGTATTCTTTAACTTTTTTTATCATAGAAAATAGTTTGCAACTATAACAGCGTAGTTAATAGCCTTGTATTGCCCCGCTTAGGGGCAGTACTTTAATAATCTAAACAAGGATGCTTTATGTCAATCACACAACCAACGACCGACATAGAAATAATTTCTCAAGCATCAATCTTATGTGGTCGACAAGGTTTTAATTCTATTGATTCAGGCGGAAGCTTTGCACAAGACGGGAGCGCTTTATATCAAACGTTAGTCTGTGCTGAATTAGGTTCTAACCGTTGGAGATTCGCACAAGCCTTCCAAGCTATGGGCGTACTATCCACACTGACACCATCCTTTGATAGTTGGAATTACTACTGGGAAATGCCAGCAGATTTATTAATGCTGTTTAGATTGGACCCTATGGTTAACTATGCCGTATTCGGTAATAGAGTTTTAACAAATACTAATCAATCTCTAACCGTAATCTATGCAAAGAGTGTGCCAGTTTCAAAATGGCCTGCTACTTTCTCAATGTATATCGTATACAAGCTAGCCTCAATGATGGCTATATCAGTTACCAATTCAGACAGAATGGTTGCAAGAATTAATGGCGGTGCTGACATGTGGGAATCAAGAGCTTTGTTTTCAGATGGTCAAAGTACACCAGCTAGAAGCATACGTTCTCAGCCTTACGTTGATGTAAGATATTCATACTCAACAAACCACAGAAGGCGTTAACCTATGCCGCTTAAAACCATACATAACACGTTCACTAAGGGCGAGCTTGACCCGACATTATTAGCCAGAGTTGACATTGATATCTATACCAAAGGAGCAAGAAAGCTTCGCAATATGGTGGCCTTGTGGACTGGAGCCGCTGCGATTGCACCGGGTACAACATACACAGACATGATGATTGATAGAGAGAATGGCAACGCAGTTATTACAAACGCAGATTATATTAATATTGTTGACTTTCTTTTTGATGCCTCCGGTGAAATAACTTATACAATAGTTCTTAGAGCATCAAATGCAGTATCAGCAATCGACATATATTATAACGATACTTTCCAAGTAACCGTTGGCGTAGCACCATACACACTTGCGCAAATTAAAGATGTGCATTTTGCAGTAGGTCACGACAGGATTTTATTACTTCATGAATCAGTACCTATCGGTCAACTAGTCAGAGGAGCAAGCCATGCGCTATGGACGCTAAGCGTTATAACACCAAACGTAAGCCCTACATTTGATTTCACTGTGATAGGTGGCACGCAATATAGAACGCCTACCTTTACTTTTACCCTTGGAGCATTAACAGGGTTAGCTGTAGCATTAACGGCAAGTGCTGCTATCTTTACAAGCGGTCATGTTGGCGGACTCTTTAGGGCTGGTGCTGGCTCAGCAAGAATAAACGTGGTCAACGCAGCGGGTACAGTTGCAACAGTGGAAATACTAGACGACTTTTTAAAGGTGCTACATAGTGGCGACGTGAGCTCACTTAAAGAAAGAATGTGGCATGACGCTACCGTAATCGGAGCAGCACCGGCAGCAATAGACCGTGGCTTTCCATCGCGCGGGGTGTTTTATTTAAACAGATTAATGCTAGGGCATAGCGCATCACTTAAAAACATTTGCGCTATATCAACAGCCGGTGTTTATGATGACTTTGACGACTCAGACATTGACGCAGCGGCTTCATTTAGCGTGTCATTTAATGGCAAGGGCGAACAAAGTATTGAGTCAATAGTTGCAGATGATTCAATAGTATTCTTAACAACTAATAAAGTTTTTGCTCAAAGCCCATTAGTCGAATCACCTTTATCAGCATCAACTTTTTATTTTGCGCCACAATCTCAAAACCCTGGCAGCAATGTGGAAGCTGTGACAATTGACAATCAAATTTTATATGCATCAGGAAATAAAACACAGGTAACACAGCTTGTTTATAATACTGGTGATGCGAAATACATTGGATACCCTGCTGGATTATTATCCAATCATTTATTTCAAACAGTTAATTCAAATGCCACTTGGGATCCCGGCAATGTACAGGCCAGACTTTATCTAGCTACACAGTTAGACGGCAGCTTATTAATGTACAGCACCTTGCTACAGCAAAATGTATCAGCTTGGAGTAAGAGAACTACAAGAGGAAAGTTTAAGCAGGTTATAGGCGACGGCAGACAGGCACATGTGTTAGTTGAAAGGCAAATCAATCTAGGCATAACAACTTTTCAAACAACAATGGACTATGCATACACAAGTAATAGTTTAATGACAGCCTTTAATAATGTGACGACAGCTTTCGGAGATGGTGCAGGAACATTAACCAGCATCTTTGAAGAGAATAATAATCAAATAGTTTTAGGAAATGACATACCATTCACAGCTATTGATTTAACACTAAGCACTTTATCAAGTCATGACTGCTTGCCTACATTTGAATACTTAGACTTAAACGGATTCTGGGATGTGTTCACACCAACAGATAACACCGCCGGCTTTACTGCTAGCGGCTCTGTCACCTGGACTTTTGACGACGTACTAAACTGGCAGCCTAATGATGTTAATGGCATAGAACAAAAGTACTGGATTAGAATTAAAAGAACGGAAGCAACAGTTACAACAACGCCAATAGTTCAACAGCTAGATGTTAATACAGGTGTAAGACTTTACTTAGAGCGCATGAATTTTGGCAAGTACATGGACTCAACAGTTACAACAAGCTCATCAGCAACAGGAGCGGTAACAGGTTTAACAACCCTTGCAGGTCAAAAAGTGTATGCAATAGCGGATGGTGCAACTAGTGGCCCATTCTTTGTAGACTCAGCAGGCGCAACCAATATTAAATCAGAGTTCGCAGCCGTTGACATTGGTATACAATACAAGCCTGAGCTAGTGCCAATGCCATTGCTTACACCTGGACAAGATGGGGACAACACCTATTCAAATAAATATGTTCAAGATATGTTCGTTGATTATGTAGAATCACTTTATTTGCAAGCTGGCTCACGCCCAAGCATAACAGACATACCAAACATGCAACTAGGTAACTACACACTAGGTCAATCAGTACCACCGCAAACAGGAGTGTACGCAATACACCCTCGCGGTAGCTGGAACCCTAGACAAGAATTATATATAACGCAATCACAGCCCGGCCCTATGACTATCATCGGCATAGGCTACCACGTAGAGGTAACATAATGTCAGGAATAACAGGTCAAGCGGTAGGGCTAGCAGTAGGCGCGGCAGTTGGTTTTGCAATTGGTGGGCCTGCTGGCGCAACGGCTGGAGCATCGGTTGGAGCATCAGCAGGCGGGTTCCTTGATTCATCAAATGCAAATAATGCTCAGTCTCAACTTGAAACATCAGCACTCAATCTACAGTTAGAACAAGCCAGGCATTCGGCTGCTGAGAAATCAGCCATACACGCTGGAAACTTTAGGCAGGCGTTAGCTTCACAAGTTGCATTAGCTGGTATGCGTGGCGGATCAGGCTCAGTGATGGGCCAGTTCTCATCAGCATCATACAGAAACTTCTTACTAGACCAGCAAGCAATTGACGTAGGCTTATCAATAACAGAGGCTAGCGGTGGATTAGCTAGAGCTGACTTAGCAGGAAGAAGCGAAGCAAGAAACGCTAGAGCTTTAAGCGGTGCAGTTTCAAGCGGTACTAGAGGTCTTAACCTTAATGTTTTTTGATAGGAATAATAATGGCTAACGAACAAACACCAATCCAAAGACAGGTTTTAACGCCTACAGTTAACGTTCAAGCTGGCTCAGGTTTTGAATCATTAGGTAATGCAGCTACAGCACTAGCAACACAAGTATCAAATAAACTTTCTGATATAGCTATAGAGCAGGCAGCACAGAAAGGTGCAGCAGATGGCGCAAGCGGTAAAGCACCAGAGACTTTAATGCCTGGGCTTACTGCTGCAACCTCTGCATATAATAAAGGCGTCACGTCCGCTGAATCAAACAGAATAATTGAGTCAGGCAGACAGCAGATAGAAGAAGCTTTTATTAAAAGCTCTGACCCTGCAACCTTTAATGCCAACACACCAGCAGAATTTAAGGCTCAAGTTACCGGCATAACTCAAGGAACATTGGAAAATACTAGGCCAGAAATTAGAGCTCATGTACAACAATCTTTAAATAGTATGTCGCGCCAAGCTTCAATGAAAATGCTTAGCCATTCAATCGAATTTGATAATAAAAAAGTGGTTGATAACTTTGGTTTTGATATTGATAACTATGTTCGCGATAGAAGGAACCTAGCAATCAAAGGTGATGTTGAAGGTGTTAAAAGAATTGATGGTCTAATTGCAGAAACAAAAGAAAATTATTCAGCTCAAAGCGAACAGATAAAAGCTTTGATGCCAAAGATTAACAAAAAGTTAGCACAGCAAAAAGATATTGATAACGTTCTAGCTGGCTACTCACATGCAACGACAGAAGAAAAGCCACAGTTCATGGCGGACTTGCTAGAGAACAAAGGCAACCTACCATTTGACACATTGCAAAAAGCATCAGCAGAAGTATTGAAGCTACACAAAACAGACACAGCATTGAAACATGATCTCAATGCGCAGGAAGTTTCAATAGTTAATGATGGCATTGTGTCAGGTCGCATTAGTGATGCAGACCAAATACTTAACTTTGATAATTTAAACGTCACTCAAAAATTACACGCAATGAGTGCGCTTGAAGTTCATAACAAAAAGATAAACACAGAACAAAATAAAATGCTGGCAGCACAGAAAGCAATCTTATTTAATCGCTCGGCTGTCATTGCAGACAGCACAAAGAACCAAATGTTTGAGCTTTCCAATGGGCAACTAGAAGCTGCAAAAGGTTCGCCAGCTTCATTGACTGACATGTCTCAATCACTTCTAGGAACTAATGCATATCCTACTAGCGGCCTGCCTAATACATCAATGAAAACTAACGTAACTGCTTTTGATTCTATTATCAGTGGCCAATTAACTGGGGGCGACCCTATGGCTACAGCTCAAGCAGCTATGGTTTTTAAAGATATGGTTAAGATTCAGGATCAACCAAACTCTGTTAGCATAAGCGGTAAAGCTTTATCAGTTGCAACATTGTTTAACACTCTCAACCAAGGCGACACAACACCAGAGAGAGCGGCAGAGCTTGCAATCAATCAGGTTCTTAATGCTGGCGCACCAGAGATAAAAGAAAGAACAGCGCGCTTTAACTCCTTGGCTTTCGTGGATAAAACAACAGGCAAGTCAAAGCTTGACAAGGCTTATCAAGATACATTCGGCACAGGCACTAGAAACTTTAAAACAGATTCAGCATTTAGTTTGTTTAAAGATATCTACCGAGCTAATTACCTTGCCGCAAACTCAGAAGAAGCAGCGCTAAGCGCAACAAAATATGCTATGCATTCTTATGGAACATCACCATATTTTGATGACGGAATGGTTGCCAGCCCTGTACCAGAAAAAGAATTATCTATTGCTAAGGTAGGCAGCACTTTTGATAATCAATTAAACATTGGTTTGCAAGGTGTGATTAGACGCAACCAACAGATGCGCGATGACGGTACGCCCGTTCCTGTTATTGAATGGGCAGACAAGAGCAGCGAAATAAACTTAGCTGACCTATCAGATGAATCAAAAGTTTTTGATAAGTTAGGAGCTGGAAAAGATCCCAAGATTAAAATAGATGGACACGAATCAAAAGTTGTCTTAGTGCCTGGCCCTGACTCAAAACTTGGTGATAGAGTTAGATACAACTACGGTTATTATGATCAGTTCGGCATGCTTCAAATGCTACCCGACGCATCAAATACCACAGGACACACCGCGCAGTTCTCACCAGTGGGTTTAGAAATGTGGTCGCCTGGTATCTTCGAAGAAAAGAACCAAGAAAAATTAACCGAGATTGCTAAGAAAATTAACCATGAAAAAATAAATGAAGCGATGACAGAGTTTAAAAAAATGAGCCCGCTACTTACTCGCAACATACCGTCATTTGCATTAACAAAAATATTTGAAATGGTAGCCGGTGAGCCTGACCCGTCAAAAATTGTTGAGTTATTAAAGCAGCGCATCCAAAAAGATACTACGCAAAAAGATATGGTTGATGCCGATGTTGTAAGTGTTAAGGATAATGAATGATGCCAGAAGATATCAACGAAGAACAAAAGAAGCCTGAGCTTAACGCAGACTTGTACGACATGCTTAGTCCTGGCCCTGCTGGCTACGTTCCTTTGCCAACTAACGTTCCTTACTCAGACCCGAAAGGCTCGACGTTTGTCGCCAACCTTAGAGACTCAACAAGCTGGGGCTACTTCATGAACACCGAGAGCAGCCACCTAGTTAATCAAAAGTCACTACCTATCAATGAAGTCTTGGCCAAGGTGCCGGATGATTTAATTGATTATGCTGATAAGTTTATGATGGATGCAACCGACGAAGACTTTAAATCAACTGAGTCAAAGCTAAGAACAGAACTTAATGATAAAGCTTTGTTTAATGCATACCCTAAAACAAGTCTTGCTACAGGTTTTGCAGCTCAATTACTAGACCCTGTTAATATTTTTATGCCTGGCTCGGTTCTTTTAAAGAGTGTCGAGCGTGAAGCTAGCCTACTAAAAACAATGGCTGGCGTGGGCGTAGCCGCTGCTGCTGCATCAGGAGTTCAAGAGGCTGTCTTACATCAGAATCAATTAACAAGGACAGCACAAGAGAGCGCATTTAATGTTGTGTCGTCTGGTATAATTGGGGGCCTACTTGGTGGAGCTATAAGCAAAGCCGTTAACAGTAGAGCGGCAGCAAAAGAATTGGTGGCAGTTAGTGAGCGAGCAAAGAAAGAAATTAACGACGACTTGATTGATGAGCCAAGAGCATTGAAAGAAAACGGCACGCTAAAGGATAATGATTTAGCTAACATGCCAGCACCATTTAGAAAGTTGATGGTCATTGGACCAATGAATCAGTTGATTAACTCACCGTTTAAAACATCAAAGTTTTTTGCATCAACCATGTACGAAAACAATTACACATTGAATCGCCATCTTGATTTAGATACGGAAGGTTCATCAGTAGAAAGATTAATTAGACAAGATAAAAAAGTTCATGAAGCTGTGCTAGTTGACTATCAAAATATATACATGAAGATGAACGGTGTCGAAGGTGGAATGTTTAAAGGGACGCGCGCAAAGATGGGCGACCCCGTAATGAATTTTGAAACATTCGACGAAGCTGTTTCGCATGTCTTAACATCAGGAGTTCAGCACGAGGTTGGACATGTCAATCAAGCTGCCGAATTATTAAGAACAAAGATCTTTGACCCAATCAAAAATGAATTGATTCGTACTGGAAATTTACCAGAAGATGTTTCGGTTGAGAATGCATTTAATTATTTTATGATTGTATACAACAAAGATAAAATCAGAGAGCAGGGCGGACGGTCAGCGCGTGGCGTTGGTTCATTCCCTCAAGCAATGTTCGATGGCTTCAAGGGTATACAAGGAAAGATTAAATCTTATCAAGACTCACCAGCCTTTCAAGATGTAACTAAAGAAATTAATAACAACAAAGAATTATTAAAGGGTGTCAACGCAGAAGATAAGAAAGGATTAAACAAACAGACAGCAGCTTTAAAAAAAGAAGCGCGTTCGCTTGAAGCAAGAAAGTCTCAGCGCCCACCCGAAGATATCAAGCAAATAAATAAAGAGATTAAAGAACATAAATCATCTATAGCAGCAGTCAGTAAAGAAATAAAAGACAGCATTAAAAAAGTTAATACTGATATAGATAAAGAAGTCTCAAAGATTAAAACGGATATGCTGGGGCATGACAAGCAAGCATCATCAGTTAAAGTTTCATTAGGTAAAATGCAAACTAGATTAAAGAACGCAAGAGCAAGACGCGAAGCTTTAAAAGAAAGGTTGAAGAGAACAAAAGAAGAATCAAAAACATTTGCAACTGTAACTAGTGAGCTTGATAAATCATCATCAACTATAAATGTTATTGAAAAAAATATATCAGGAATCAAAGACGACTTAGCTTTAATTAAAAAAGATAAAGCAGCAGCCACAGCAGAAGTAAAAGAGTTTCAATCTTTAAAGAAAAGTAAATCAAAAGAAGTTAAAGCCTTTGAAGATAAAGCGGGCGAACTTAAAAATAAAATATCAGAACTTGAGCTATCAAAGAAGCCAGGCAAGAAAGAAATTCAAGCACACGAAAATAATATAAAAGATCTCGAAGCTAAGATTAAACAAATTGATGAGTCAAAAGATATATCTGCCAAAGATAAAAAAGCATTGACCGATGAAATTAATCTTTTAGAAGCTGATCTAATAGCTAGAGCACCCAAAGGCACAGTTAATTCCAAGGGTGAACTGTTTAAAATTGTTGATGACCCTACACTATGGGGCAACGTAGAAAGTACAGTTGATCAAATCATGGGGCATAAAGACGGTGAGTTCTTGAATCCTATCTTATCTAGGTTAGGCGGCACAAGCGGCAAGCCTCTTAAGGCTAGAAAGATAACACTTGAACAGTTAGACCTTAGGGACTGGCACATTAAAAGCGCGTCACGGGTTGCAGAACTCTATTCACGGGCAACGCTTCCAGTGGTTCACATGGCAGAAGCGGCGAGAAGGTTTGGCGCAAATGATTTATCAGAACTTAGAACTAAAATTGACAGTGATTTACTAGAAGAATACAACGCAGCCAACGAAGGGTTGACAGGTAAAGCAGCCACTGACTTAGCAAAGCAACTAGAAAAAGACCAGAAAAATATTCTTGATAGCTTTGATATAGTCACAGGTGTCTACGGCTCAGGCCCTAACACTTTAAGTAATGGCGCAGCCGTGTACTATAATAATTTTTTAAAGTGGAATGCTTTAAGACTGCTTGGTTTTATGACCCCCTCATCTATACCAGATATAGGCATGCACGTTATGCAAGGGAGCTATAAACATATACATCATGGCTTAGTAAAAGTCTTTGATGGAATGAAAAGCATATCAAAGCAAGACATGCGCGCCATAGGTTATGCAATGGAAAGTGAAACAGGTTCGAGACTCAAGGCTTTTTCAGACCATGACAACCTAACTATCCAGCCTGGTATATTTTCGAAAGGCTTTCAAGAGTTAGAGAAAGGATTCGGCAACGCAACATTAATGAATCAATGGAACACATTGCATCAAAACATTGCCGGAACTGTAAGCATACATAGAACTTTAGAAACAATTGCTAACGTTATCGAAGGCAAAGCCGTACCTAAAAAAGATCAAGTAAGGCTAGCTAAGTTTGGTATAAGCTTAGATGATTACAAAACAATCTATAAGTTTACTAAAGATAACGTCGACCCTAAGACAGGTACACGCTTTGGCGATTGGGGTAACTGGGATATCAAAACAAGTGAAGACGCTAGGGCATTAAAACAATTTCAGGCAGCAGTAGGCCAAGAGATAGACACAATTGTTATTGTTCCTAGCCTGGGTGACAAACCTAAGATAGGGCATACAATGGTAGGAAAGTTTTTATTCCAATTCAAATCGTTTTTACTTAGCGCAACAAATAAAGTTTTATTCTCAGGCATACAGCGACGCGATGATATTAACGTATGGCTTGGCGCAGTATCAATGCTTGCTATGGGTGCGGTCAGCTATGTTACATCGTCGTACTTGAAAGGCAAAGACCCTGACTTATCACTTGGTAACTTAGCTCATGAATCAATAGACCGTAGCGGATTGCTTGGCATATTCATGGAGGTTGCAAACATTGGTGAGAAAGCTTTGCACTTGAATGGTGTGTCAAGATATCAATCAAGGAATATTGTTGGTGCTGCCGCTGGCCCTAGCTTTGGTGCTGTCTCTGAGATTGCGCAGGTGATAGGTAGTGTATCAGATGCAGTGAGGGACAAGGAACCAATCACAACACAAGACACTAAGAAGCTTAAAAGATTTATACCATATCAAAACTTGTTCTACTTCGATAAAATAACTAATGATATATTCAAACAGTTATCTATAAGCGCAGGTGCAACCGAATCATTAAGGGGTTAATAAAAAATGTCAAACATTAAGATACAAGATGTTGCACAAAGAATTCAGTACGTCGCAACAAATTTACAAACTGTTTACTCTGTGCCGTATCCATTCTTTGAAACAACCGACCTTGTAGTTTATCAAGGCTCGACCGTTCTTAATCTTGGTGCTGCCCCTGGTGAATATGGCGTATCAGGTGCGGGCAGTCCGTCCGGTGGTAGTGTGACCTTTGTTACCGGTGCAACTACAGGTGATATAATTACCATCACCGACAATCTAGCTATTGATAGAACGTCTATCTATTCAGCAACAATTTCTAATCTGTCAGGCGCAGACTTGAACGGTGACTTTAACCGTGAAGTTGTAATGCTTAAGCAGATAGAAACCAAGCAAGACTTAATGCAACTACAATACTATCCTTACGCTGAGGTATCACAAGACCCAACCGTAACAATAGATAGATGGTTGCCAGTACTAGAAGCAAGCCAAGTGTGGGTTAAGAATGCAGGCAATACAGCTATGGTTGCACTGTCTGCTCCTGCTGCCGGACTAGCCCCAAGTGATGCCACATATATAACACAAACTGCCAACTCAGATTTAAGTGCAGAGCAGGCATTAGGCGCTTTAGTTAGCGGGTTTATGTCAAGCACCACTACAACTGGAGTTGTTGCAAATAGAATCCTAACAGGGACAACAGGGCAGGTTGATGTAACTAATGGCGATGGCGGCGGCGACCCTGTTCTTTCTTTGTCTACCTCAGTTGATACCCCTGGAACTTTTACCGTAGGATCATCAACTGTAATCAGCTCAATCATTGATGATGATTCTATGGGCACCGCAGCCGCAACAAATGTGCCAAGCAGTGAATCAGTTAAGGCTTATGTGGATGCTGCAAAATCTGCTAGTAAAGTTAATAGTGTAGCTGGAACATCAAATGAAATTGTTATTGATAGTTCTGACCCAGTGAATCCTATTGTAGGTCTTGCTGATAATGCCGCTATGCCTGGTGTCGCTGGTTTGCAGCTTCCTACAGGAACTACAGCGCAAAGAGTTACCCCTACTTCCCCGGCAATTAACTTAAGATATAACACTGATAATACAGCCATTGAATATTATGACCACGGCGTCCCAGGCTGGGTTGATGTAGATACTAGCCCAATTGGCAATACTTTAAATTCAGTTCAATATAATAATGCTGGTGCGTTTGATGGCTCTGCCAACTTTACAACGGACGGCACAACTGTCGCTATTACTGGTGATTTAGATGTTGACAACATTAATATTAATGGCAACTCAATAATATCAAGTGATGCTGCTGGTGATATAAATTTAACTCCTAACACTACTGGTGATTTAGTTCTTGATGGTGTTAAGTGGCCGCAAGCTACCGGCACTATTGGCCAGGTATTGGAAACAGACGGGGTTGACCAGTCCGCTTGGGTTGATACTGTATCACCAGTCAACTTACAAGATGAAACGTATGTTTACGCTGTTGATACAGGCGCGGCTAATGCTCTTGTTGTTTCGTTTACTCCAGCAGTTCTGGCATATAAAGATGGTCAGAAGTTCAGTATTAAAGTTGCAGCCCGAAACACTGGCGCAACGACAATTAATGTTGATGGCTTAGGTCTGAAAGATGTTCGTCATACAGATGATTCGGTTTTGCTTGAGGGAAATTTACTTCCCACTAAAATTTACAGCTTCGTGTATAACGCTACAAGCGCACACTTTAAAGTTGAAGACCCTGAGAGGCAGCCTGTTTATGCTCAAGGTTTTTATAACGGAGGCACACTTGCTGATTTTTCTGCGGACGTAACTTCTAATGGCACAACCATTACTTTAACTTTTGAAGATGATGGTGGCGGCGATGTAACTGCATTTTTCAGTTCAGGCATTCATGTAATTGACTCTACTCCAGCATTAACAATTGCTTTAACCGCAGGAACAGCAGCCGTACCAGTTACTAACTACACTTATATTTTACAGTCAGCACCAAGCACGCTTGTTAACTCAACATCCGGCTGGCCGACTGCCGAGCATTTAACAGTTGCCGAAACTGTCTGCCAAACCGCAGCATTACTTCAAACTCAAGGCGCATACTCTCACCATGTATGGTCGGAACATGTAGCTGACTCTAGCGGTGAAGGGCAGATGGTTGATATAAACCGTTGGATTAGACATCAGCCTGCCACTTGGGTTTCTGGTATTGCAACTACAGCTCCTTCAATTGGAGCTGGTGTATTTGATATAGCTACATCAACCGGCTCTGTACTGCAATTACATGAGCATGATTTCCCTGCTTTTGACACATCAGGCGCAGACTTTGTGTTGGTTGCAAATGATAGCACTGGTGCTTATACGCAGTATGCAAATTTAACAACTCTAGTAACCGACGCTGCCGGTAATAGCTTGTCTGGCAAGTATTATAATATATGTGTATTTGGAGTTGTCAGCCAAAATGCAGCCGACTGCCAGCTAATGGTAAACCTTCCAAACGGCTCTTATAACAACTCTAGCTCAGCAGTGGATGATGTTGATAGTACGACTATATATACAATTCCTGGTGCATTCAAAGGCGCAGGATTCCTAATCGCTAGACTTACTATCAGGAATCAATCTGGCTCTGGCGGTACATTTACACTAGAAAACAACGAAGATTTACGTGGATTAGTTCCAGCTACAGCGACAGGTTCAGGCATCGGTGGTATCTCAGCATTGATAGATGATCCAAATCCTACGCTTGCCAATGATTTAAATATGTCAACGTTTGGCTTGAAAGATGCTAATGGTAATGCTTTGGTTGAATTCGGAACTACTGCTAGTGCAGTTAATGAGGTTACGGTTGCTAATGCTGCTACAGCAAATGACCCTACAATATCCGCTACAGGCGGCGACACAAATGTCGGTTTTAATTTAAATAGCAAAGGCTCAGGCAAATTAACTGTTAATTCTGGCGGCTCTACTGTTGCCGAAATAGTTTCATCCGCCGCGTCTTCTTTTGTTGGGCTGCAAGATTCAAGCGCTTTATATACTTATCTCGGCTCAACAAGCGGACTCTTCAAGATTCAAACTCCTGGAAGCAGCTATTCTACTAAGTTAGCCGTTACCAGTGCTGGTAATGTAGGGGTAGGTACTGAAGACCCAGCCGCTAAGCTTGATGTTGTGGGTGATATAGAATCAAGTACATGGGTAAAAACAGGGTCTTATACAGTTGCTGGAGTCCCATCAGCATCTACCGCAGGAGCCGGCTCATTGATTTTTGTAACAGATGAAACAGGCGGCGCAATAACCGCGTTTAGTGATGGCACTAACTGGAGAAGGATGACAGATAGAGCCGTCGTATCTTAAATAAGGATAGTATTTATGAAAAAACAAAAAGGATTTGCTCCGATGATGGTGATTGTTATCATCGCCGGAGCTTTGGCGGTCGGCTTTATATTTAAGTTGGCTACAAAGCATATAGATCACCCACTAGAACAAGTTAGCGAAAAAATTCTAGCTGACCATGGTATTGATATAGATTTTTCTAAAGATAAAAAAAATAAACTTAGAGGTAAATAATGGACTGGTCACTATACTCAAACTTTACACGTGCCGAGCTGCGATGCCGTTCAACAAATGAATGTGAGATGCGCCCGGAGTTAATGGAAATATTGCAATCAGTACGCACAGAGTACGGCAAGATAATAAATATTAGCTCAGGCTATCGCAGCCCTAATCATCCTATTGAATCAATGAAGGTTAAGCCGGGCGAGCATGCGCTAGGTCTTGCTGTAGATATTCTTTGCTATGGTGCTAAAGCTGTAGACTTAACAGAAATGTTTTTTCAACGTGGTATTAGACGTTTTGGCTTTCATCAAAAGGGTAATGCTAATGCTAGATACATACATGTCGGACTTGCTGATAAGTATTTTGCTGAGTATCCAACTGCTATATGGACTTACTAAATGATAAGTATCGAGCTACCTTGGCCCCCTAGTGTAAACAATTATTACAGGCGTAACAGTGGACGCTACTTTATAACAGCAAAGGGCGTTCAATATAGAATGGACACGAGTTTAATTTGCTTAGACCATCGCCATGCTTACGATAAAGATGCAAGGCTTAGTGTTACTATCTACGCGTACCCACCTGACAAGCGCAAGCGTGACCTTGACAATATACTTAAGTGCCTGCTTGATTCATTAGAGAAAGCGCAAGTGTTTGTTGATGACTCACAGATTGACGAGATAATTATAAGAAGAGTCAGACCTAACGACGGTAAAGTTATTGTGAATATCAAGCAGTGCTAGTAAAAGAAGTAGACTTCTTTAAAGATATCTTTAGAGCGTACCCTCATCAACGACAGTTTTTTGAGAAGTTTTTCTCAGGCGACCACAAGTTTTTTATAGAAAACGTGCACAGGCGAGGCGGTAAAGATGCAGAGTTCTTTAACCTGGCTTGGCTCTTTGCTGCGATGGAACCGGGCAATTATATCTATACTCTGCCTAAGATAGGTCAAGCAAAAAACGTAGTGTGGGAAGGTACAGACCTCGAAGGTAGAAGGTGGATTGATTTAATTCCTAAGCATCTACTGGCACGCGAGCCTAACAATACAGAGCGCAAGCTTTACTTTACCAGTGGGTCAATGCTTCATATCACTGGTGCTGATAGCATATTAGGATCACATCTAGGTAGTAACTTGCGTGGTATCTTTATGTCTGAGTACCAAAGAACTCATCCGATGATATGGGATTACCTGCGCCCAATCATACGCAGGAACCCCAAGGGCTTTGCCTGCTTCAACTTTACATCGTTTGGTCGTGGTCATGCCTACAAGTTAATGCAAGCTAACCTTGATAATCCTGAGTGGTCTTGCCGTAAACTTACAGTGGACGACACACGAGACAACGACGGCAATTATATATTCAGCCCCGAACAAGTAGAAGACGAACGACGTTCAGGTATGGACGAGGATCTTATTCAGCAAGAGTATTATTGTAACGATGACATAACAGTTAAAGGCACGTTCTTTTCTGAGCAGTTAGCTAGAACCAATGAAGCTGGGCGCATCATTAACGACATGCAAATCTATCCGGCATTGCCTGTGCATACATCGTGGGACATAGGAAGCCGAGACACTAATAGTATATGGTTCTTTCAAGTCATAGGCTCAGGAGCCAACCAACAGTTTAGATATTTTTACCAGCATGATAAAACTTACGGTGATATAGATTACTACATCAAACTACTGCATGAGATACGCGAGCGGTACGGGTTCAGTGGTTACGGTAAGCACTTCATGCCACACGATACAAGTCAGACCGAGTGGACGACAGGCAAGACAAGGTTGCATGCACTCATGCAGAAAGGTTTAAGCGTCGCGCTAGTGCCACGCGTTCGAGTGATTGAGCGCATACAAATGGCGAGGGCTAACTTTGATATGTGTTGGTTCGATGCCAAGGGCTGCAAGAATGGACTAGAAGCTTTAGCCTCATCACGTGCCAAGTACGACGAAACAAACAAATGCTTTAGCTCGGATGAGCTGCACGACTGGGCAAGTCACCCTAGCGCAGCCTTTCAGTACGGCCACGTCGGATGGCTTGACACATACAATAAACCTAAGATGTTTCAGCAAAAAGAATACGCTCGCAAGATGCGCTAGTCTTTCACCTCTTCAAAGTCTTCATCGCCTGCACCAATCTTTTGCGCTTGCTCTATCTGTGAAATTCTTTCTTCAAGTTCTGAATGCTCATTAATCTTGACCACACTTTCAACTACTCTCGATATTTGCACAGCCTCAAGCGATGTTAACTCACCATCCTCAATTGATTTAAGTAACGCCCCCATCTTATCATGAATCTTTTTCTTACTGGCTAAGCCCTTCACTTTAAGCTTACGCTGGGCGGGTAAGTTAAAACGGGTATTCATTGTCCTGTTATACATCCCCATGTTTAGCCTTGGGCCTTCGTGTTCTTCAATCATATGCTCACGACCGATTTTTAAATACCATGACTCAGCTTTAACCTTTGCTATTTTATAAGCCTCTTCAAACTCAGGTATCTTTACTAGCCATAAAGAAAATGTTTCCTCTGATATAGAATGAACAGCGCAAAACTCTTGTCGTGTCTCCCCTTCACTAAACCGTTTGATAATTTCTTTTTCCATTGATGCCTTATATTTTTCAGACACGTATTTTTTTTTGATGACTTTACGTTTGACTTTACTTTTGCCCTTGTCTGTCATTGCCTTCGTCCTAAAATATTTTATTTAACTTATTATAGCACCAATAAATCACCTATAAAATAATTATAAAGCTCATTAAAAATTAGTTGACTACCTCATTAATTATGGTATCATTGGGACAACTTAAACAGTAGGAAAATAAAAATAATGACCACACCATTTATAGATAACATACAAAAACAAATTGATGAGTTAAAAAAATTACGTGATGAGATAAGACAAAAACATATAGATGCAAAATTTAAAGCTATGCTTGACGAGTTAGGCGACAGGATTGACAAGGAAACTATCAGAGCAATCAAGGAGGTAATGGCAGATGAACAGAAATAAAATGTTAAAAGTTTTTCGTGATTCAATCGAGGATTTAGAGGAGGTCGTACCAATAAGCAAGGAAGTTTTTTATATGTTATGCGAAGAGTTAGACGACGCACTATGCGACAGAGACTACGCAAAGATTGACGCACTGGACATTGAATATATTACAAGGGCATAAGCATGAACATAGAAGAGTTAGACCAGTTATCAACAAAAAAATTACTTAATGTATTGCGTGACACTGAAATGCTTCTTGCACAATTAGTTGCAGAGACAAGATACAGGCTTGTAAACAGTGAAGAGTTAAACGATATCCTCACTGATGAGTTAGACATAACACATAAAGGTTAACAATGGCGGCATCAGTACCGAAGTACCCAAACAGTTTAGAGAACATTACTAATCGAGAGTATAAAATATTTTCTATTGCTTTAGATATCGCTATCAACATTGGCAAACTAAGTGTTGCCAAAGGTAATAGCAAAGAAAAAATAACTGAAATGAATACAAGATTAATAAAAATACTAGATGAGTCTCTTGCTAAACACACCACAAGAAAAATAAAAAGGGGTAGACCTAATGCAGTTTTGGATTGAATACGTTGTCGAGAACCAAACAGCAAAGGAGTTAATCGACACGTTAGAAGATGAAACCTTTGACGATGTTGTTTGCATGACGCTGCTTGATGCTACGGGCGATGAGGCTGCGCAGATATCAGAAATTGAATTAGAAGAGATCTTAATTGCTGCGCTTGAAATTTTATTGAAAGGTCGAGAGATAAGTAGCGATTCATTATTAAATATTTGCACCAAGTACAGCACTAACCCTTATGAATTAATAGACGAGGGGATTATTTTAGAGTGGGAAGGTAATTTTTATGAGGGTGAAGAATGAGAAAAGATAACGAGCTACTAAAAGAAGTAAACAAGCTAGAACAAAACAAATTTGATTATAAATTCTGCATAATTTCAATAGTTATTAGCTTAATAATTATACTATGTTTCTATATAAAAGGATAAGTAATGCTAAATAAAATAATAATAATCGGTAATTTAGGTAAAGACCCCGAGCTTAGACAGCTACCTAGCGGCGGCAACGTTGCTAACTTAACTGTAGCAACAAGCGAGAGCTGGAAAGATAAAGCAACGGGCGAAAAGAAAGAGCAAACAGAGTGGCATCGAGTAAATTTTTTCGGACCCGTCGCTGATATCTGTGGCAAGTGGTTAAAGAAAGGTGGCAAAGTTTACATCGAGGGTTCAATTCATACTAGAAAATGGAAAGACAACGACGGCCAAGACAGATACAGCACAGAAATTAAAGGTCGCGACATGAAAATGCTGGGCGATGTACCTAAGCAACAAGCTGCAAGCAACAGTCCGGTAACTCCGGCAAGTTCACAACAAGCACAGCAATTTGACGACGACGTGCCTTTTTAATGGATTTATATATAAAAGATAAAGTGGGGTTTAGAATGCCTGCACATGACAAAGAAAAAAGGTGCGTTACATGTAAAGAAATTTATCATTTACATATGTTTAGAGAAAATAAAACTTGTAACGTTTGCGTAAGAAAAGATAAAAGGAAAAAATACCGCTCGGCTCACCCTAAAGAAATTGGCGCGCGAGCAATTTTAAAGATTGCTTTAAAGTCTGGGCATCTAATAAAGCAGCCTTGCGAAAAGTGCGGGGCTATTAG